CATGCGGGTATCGGTCCTTGGCTGATAGCCAATAGCGCGCACCTTGGAACGATTGCCATAGACGAATGCGCCGGAGGCATCCGTCGAAAAGAAAGACGGCACCTCGTGGCGCTCCATGAAGCCGCTATCGATATTCTCAGTCGTATCCTGCTCCAGACGCAATATCGGCTCTTGCTTAAAAATGTCTTGCAGGCGAATGAACGTGACTTCGCGGCCATCGGTATAAATCGCACCGCCCTCTTCCTGCAGCACCTTGGCGACTTCGTAGCTCGGCACGCCGCCGGCATAACAGGCAAAGCGCGCAATCGGGTAATCCGCATTGATTTTGACGCGTGCGCCACACGCGCCATAAATACTACCCAGCGTGTTGCCCTCTTTGATTACCGCTGTCTTGCGACGGAAAGCGATCTGATGACAAGGCTCAAACAGCGCCACAATGTGTAAAGCGGCCATCTGGTCGCTGCCCTGGACGTTGGCCGACACCTTGCTGCGCTGAACCTGAACGATGCGAAATACGTAGCCTTCACTGGCTATGCTAATGGTTTCACCTTGCTTGAGCCCCGCTACCGTTGCCGCTGTCGCCCTGACGACAGCTTCCAGCGTCATCGGCACCGGCGCCAGATCAGAATGCAGGCAAGCGCTCAGCAGCAGATCGCCGCGCAGCACCGTGCCGGAGGACAAAATCAGTTGCATGCGCTACACCGTCACGATAGGCATGCAGAACATCAAGCGCTGCACGTCCGTCTCCTTTTGGACGATATCCTGGGCGATCTCGGACGCCGAGCGGCCATAGACATCCACGCCGAGCGAGCGCGACGCCTCCAGGTAGACCGCGTTTTCTCGCTCGACGTACAGAATGAACAGTGGACGCACAATCGCCCATTCGCTCTGCGTCAGCGGCGTGTCGATCTCGACAAAATCGCTCGATGGATACAGATCATCGGGAACGGGGAAGCGCGGATACGACGAAGACGAATCCCATGGATCACGCACTTCGGGCGACATCCCTGCGACGGGAGCCGCCGGCAGTAAAGCATCAAATGGCCCGAATCCACCGCAAAATCTAGCGGCGGCCAGCGCTTGGGCAAGCACCGTTTCCTCCTCCAGCACAATGCCCACCGGGCGCTCCTTTGCCAGAAAGAGCAAGGCCAGCTCCTTCAGCGGTTTAGAAAATTCCGCCACGATGCTTAAATATTGCCCGGAATTTCTTCGTTGAAATAATGGAAAAACAGCGTGCCCGAGATATTGAGCACCTGGGAACGGTTTTCCCAATCGCGATCCGGGTTATCCAGCTGGATGAAGCAGTCGTAGATCGGCTTGGCGACGGAGAACTGGGACGGCGTGCCTTCATATACTTTGGCGTTGAATTTGCCGCCAGTACGAATCAGGTTCAGCATCATTTTAGAGACATGGCCGGCCTTGGTCTCCATCAAGGTGATTTGACCTTGCTGGTTGATCTTGACCTGCTGCGCCTCCCACTTCGCCGAGCCGAGTGGCATCGGAATTTCAATTTCGCCAGCGCTAGAAAGCTCAGGCCACGGAAACTGCTTAGTCAGCAGCCACATCTGCTCAAAGCCCTCGATTTCGAAGGCAGCATCGCTGGAGATAGCTTTGTCGCCCATCGCCCGTGTGGTGTTGTAGAGGCTCTGTAGGTAAGCTGGATTCGATACGGTCATATTCCCTCATGCGGGTCAGTTAGGTGATGCGCCTAACTTTACCGGCTCATGACGGCCTTAAATGGGGGGGTTTTCCATACTCGGCATGCTTACAGGCGTACCGCTATTTTATTATTCGGTTAGCAATACTTGCAACTATACGTCAATGCCGTATAATAACGCCCATGTACACAGTCATCGAAACCGAAATTTTTCAACGATATGCGTCAGAAATATGGTCAGATGCCGAACGCGAAGAGCTGATTAACTGGATTGCCGCCAATCCATTATCTGGCGATGTGATACCAAGTACCGGCGGCTTACGTAAGGTGCGCTACGCACGTCGGGGAATGGGTAAACGTGGAGGCGCGCGAGTTATTTATTACAACCTGCTCGATAACGGCCAAATCTGGTTGCTGATTGCCTACACAAAAGCCAAGTTCGATAACTTGCCGACCAATTTCTTAAATCAACTTCGAGAGGAAATGCATCATGGATAAAGAACTCGATCAATTCCAAGCCGATCTACTCAAATCGGTACGCGACATGAAGACCGGTAAAGCGGCTCGCTCAACAGTCGTTGCGGTCTCGCCAATTGCCAAGGCACGCACCCAATCTGGGTTGTCGCAGTCGCAGTTCGCAGCACTCATGGGCGTGTCGGTGCGCACGCTGCAAGAATGGGAGCAAGGTCGACGTGACCCGTCTGGCGCAGCCCGAACATTATTGAATATCGCCATGCGCCATCCGGAAGTCCTAATCGAAGAATCTCAGCATACGGCATAAATTCCAATTTAAGCCCCTGCTGACATTCCTCCGGTCACCACATGGGCAATTTTGCGGTCTCGTAAGTCTTGTCCGACGTCAGACTTTGGCGCCACGACCGTCACCGACGTATTCGACGGTCTAGCATTGAGCTGCGTCGCCGGCAATATTGACGCGATTTCGGGGATATCCGGCATCTTCGCTATAGCTGGCGCGGTCGGTATATTCAGGATGGCAGAGATATTCGGCACCGCTGGTGATAGCGGCGTCACTGCCAGCGATGGCATAACACTCTTCGCCTGCATCGCTCTCGCATCCTGCGCAAAAAACTCGCCCATGCGCATTTTGTTGCCCATATTTTGATAAGCGGCGCCAGCAGAGATCGTCCCGTCACCATACAGGCTTTTATTGTTTTTGATGACGGCCTCAATCCGCAAGCGCTCGCTCTCACTCACCTCACGACCACCCACCAGCGCATCCCGCACAGAGGTTTCAGGATTATTTTTCACCGCTTTCAGGATGCGGCCGGCGTCACCATCGCCGAGATTGTGATAGGCGTAGACGTTCGCCGCGTCGTCCGTACCGCCGAGCTTCCTCCCCTTTGCAATATTCTCACGGGTAAATTCAGCCAGCATGCCAGCCTGAATTTTAGGGTCGCTCCGATATTTCTCCGCATCTTGCTTCGACAATTTCCCCGCGCCATCGATGCCATACTTGCCGCCATATTTATTGATCATGTCGGTCCAAGTACCGTCGATAAACTGGCCGTAGCCGTGGGCGCTCGACAACCTCTTACCGTTTTTCTGGATCGGGGCGGCGTCCTTATTAAAACCACTCTCGAAATGCGCGATCTGCGCCACCACACCAGGGTCAACGCCAGCAGAACTCGCTCCGCCGACCAGGTAGTCTTTCGCGGCCTGCCAGCGCTCATTGACCACACGACCAATAGGTGCGGCCATCTTGGCAACACGTTCCTGCCCATAATTGGCAGCGGCACCAGCGGCGGCAGTCACTGGTTTAACCACATGCTGGTCGACGGTCTCCACGGCACCAACAGCCGTATTCTTGATTGCCGTAGCCGCGTTGGTGACATTTTCCTTGACGTCAATTCCGGTTTTTTCCTTGACGACATCGTTAGCAACGTTTCCCGCCTGAACGGCGAGATCCTTCACCACATTGGCGGCATTCTTGGCAATCTCAAATTTATCCTTAAAAAAGCCCGTAATCGCATCCCATCCATCACTGAACTTCTGAACGCCAGCGTCCCAGGTTGCCGCGATCTTGTCGCCAATCTCTTTCCAGTCAAAGGTAGATAGCCATTCGCCAGTGACTTCACCCAGCTTGTCGCCGATGAAACCACCGATCATCGCACCAATCGGACCACCAAAAGCCAGCCCTATGCCGCCGCCAATCAACGCACCGATGCCACTGCCGCCCCCGGCAAAACGGCCTTTCCGATTTTCTGCCGGCGTTTTGTCAGGATCATCGCTACCGAACATGCTGGCCAGCGCAGAACCGCCCGCCAGCATTGCGCCAAGCAGCGGTAGGCGCCGGAACAAGCCCTTGCCGAGCCCGAACAACCCCTTACCACCCTTCCCAAGCAAATTCCCCAGCATCCCGAGTCCGGGAATTTTTGGCGCCAAACGGCTCATCAATCCCCCGGAGCTGCCGGCGGCGGGCTTCTTCTCAATCGCGGCCAGCTTGCGCAGTTGCGCCTTGCTGAATTCCGTCTCATCCCGGCGTAATCCCCGTAACTCGGTCCAGAGTCGCTTGAACCAAATAACCTTCTTCTTTTCTTCCCCGTCACGGCCAAGCATCTCGCCGAAACCACGTCCGATCGGCGTCACAATCGCACTGAGTTCCTTGGCGGCGGCGATGGCAGGATCCACATCCGGCGCACGGTCGATCGCATTCGATGCCATGGCTCCCACCGCACCGATTCTTCCCGAAACAGCCGAGCGGCCATCGGTGCTTTCGCCCTTTCCATTGCGTTCACTCGGCTGATCTTGCCCGGCGCGCGGCGCATTTGGCGTAATCGCCCGATCTGTCCGCACGAACCTGCCATTGGCATCGCGGCGCACAGTTGCAGGAAAGGCTGCCCGCAGCACATCCTTACTGACAACCGCCGTCTTCAGCAACGACGTAGGCTGCACAACCATCCTGGAGGTGATCTGTACTACCTTGGCACCCGCGGCGCTTTGACGGCGCGGCAATGCAAGAACTCGGGCCGTACTGCTCTGGGTAGCCCGTTTGGCGGCAGCGGCGCTTGAGGTGAGCGCCTGACGGATGCCACGCACGTCATCCTGAATAGCCGCCCATAATTTAAGCGCCTCGCCCCAATCAGCAGGATCACCTACCAGGAAGCCAAAGCTATCGGATTGAATTGTCATGTCAAGCTACCGGAAAGAAGGAATCGAACTGCGAGAACGTCATTTGAATTTCTTGCACCGTGTCGTCTCGCCGCGACAAGTCAAATTCAATGCTGGCCGGACGCATATATAGAACGCTCTCGTAGCCGCCGCGATTGCTCGCATCGGTAATAAAGGAATGCAAGATACGGATCTTGACCAGGTATTCGATGGGTACGCCGACGCAACCGTCCCGCTTGGTCGCCGCTGCTGCTTTCGATTCAAACCATTTTTTGAGCGTGCCCACCGAATCGTCCATGGTGGTCAACCGCATATCGACAGATTCCAAGCTATGCACCGAATCTATCGACGCTGACCCGACCCGCATCTTGTCCCCGGTAATCGTCCAAGGCGAATAATTTACTTCAGTCGCAAACAAGTTGAACATACTGGCGCCGTCGCCGGTCATCAGCTTCGACACCAACGAATCCATGCTGGACGGCATCATATCCGTGACTTCGACCAGAAACAGGTTTTTCTTGGCATACCGGGTTGCTGAGCATTCATCAAATATCGCCTTGGCTTCCGCCGGCGTGATACCGCCCAAGAGTGGTGTCGGCGTGGCCCAATACGCCGCCAATGCAGCCAGGCCGTCCACGCGCGGGAAATAGTTCGCGAGTAGCCCCGAATCCAGAACAGAGAGCGCAGCACCACCGAGATCACCACTCAGCAGCTTATTGCCGACACCCAAGCCCGTATTGACCAGGGCGCCCAAGCGCGGCGGTAGATATTTCTTAGCCTGGCCAATGGCAGCAATGGCGCCGGCGCTCTTTGGCAAGGCAATGCTATTGGCAACGTTATCAAACAGTCCCAATGTCGCTCTCCTCGACAGCTTTAGCGGCCATGGCCTTGGCGTAGGCAGCGGCTTCATCTTCGTCTAGCAGCATTTGCTTCGCCAGGAACATCGCAGTCGTCTTCTCGTCCAGGCCCATCTCCTTGATCTGGGACATGACCTGCGCCAGCATGGCGGCCGAATTTGCTGATTCCAGGCGCGTTCGCTGCTTCTCGGCCTCCATAGCGGAAATGGAACCGTAGAAATTGATATTCCAAGGGCGCTCCTCCTCAGAAAACACGATCCCGTAGCGATGCATCGTGTGCAGATCAATGACGGAATTGAAGAAGTCGGACAGCGCGCCACGGATAATGCGCGACTTTTCCGCCACCTGGGCGCTGACACGGAAGAACCCGCCGTCGCCCAGCCCTCCGGACAACTGATCGGCGAAGCCCAGCATCGACAGGTCTACCCCCAGCGCGCCACCCAGGAGGCGCGCATGCATCATCACATCCTCGATCGACAGTTCGCCATTGCGGCCCGAGTCGCCAACCAACTGTGACAGGTTCGTGAGCTGCTTGTCGCCGTGGTACGGCAACACCGTGGTGAACTTCTCCAGAATCGGCTGACCATGTTCAATCGCCCACTGCGCACGCTGTTTAGCCTGCTTTAGCATTGTCATGACGCCATCGCCAAACTTCTTCTTCTGGTCTCCCGTCATGCCGTCGCCATTGAACCCCAGCACGCGCTCATCTATCGAATCGGCGAAGCGTTGGCCGATCAGGCCAAGCAATGACGCGTACAGGTGGTCGTACGCCTCTTCCGCCTGGTGCAGAAAGGATCCCCCCACCATCGACGGCAGGATCGGCAGCTCGTCCAGATCATCTTCGGACAAGGCCATTTTGATCACCTTATCCTGCACCGCAAACTGCGGCACCCAGACCAGCCGCGGCATTTTGAGGCGCAGAAGCTGCGTTGTATCCAGCCGCTCAATAGCCTTAGCGCCGGAATACACCATATATCCAACGGTGCGATTGCCCTTCTCGTAGGCTTGCACCATGGGCGGCCGGACAATCTCGCCAAAATACAATTCACACACGCCACTGCTATCCACATAGGGCCGCGCGTAGCTGTCCCCAAAGGTTGCCCCGTTATAGGCCATGCAATGTGCCATTTGATTGAGCTTAGGCGTCAAGGCGGCATTAATCTCATCGACCATCTTGGCGAGTTTGATATTTTTGATCGTCTCGGCCTTCTTTTCGATGAAGACCGTATTGCCCGTCGTCTCATGGCCGCCGAGCGCGGACGTGACGATCAGCGACAGCGCACCGGACACAATCGGGTCGCCTTCCATAAACGACCATTTCTGATAAATCTGCGCTCGCATGCGGGCGGCGCGACGGCCGGTACCCAGGAGAGACTGCGATGCTGCCCCGAAATCAAAGGCATAGGGGTCATCTTTGCCGAGGTCGTCCACGATCTCGACATTCCCCGCAAACCATTTTTTTGCCGACATGCCCATTTTGCCGAAGATGCCCGGCGCATTCTTCTCAGTGTCTTTTGCCAT